GGAACTGAGCATCAAATTCTCTAAGGCCATCATTGAGTATTTGACCTGCATATCTTTTCATATTCTCACCAGCTCTATCTCTACCAAATTTAGATTGTAGTGTTTGTACTGATTTAGCAACCTGTGCTTGTCTAGCTTTGTTGTATTTGTTTTTATTAACATAACCAACTAACCTTTTGATCTCAGGATCATCTGAGCTTGCATAAATACCATTTATTGTTTGTCTTAACTCTTTTTCTAGTTCTGCAAATGTATTACCAACTAATGTATTTTGATAAACCTTCTCTGATAACCTTCTTGTAAACGTATTTGATACATCTTTAAACTGAGTAAAATATTGTTGTTTTAAATTTCTTATTAAAGACAAATCACCTTTAGTAAGTTCTTGAAATTCTATAGGTATATTACCAATAGCTTTAAATGCTTTCTCTATTCTTTTTGCTTGTTTGTTAAAACCTTCTCGAACAACAGTATCTGTCCAGGCTAAATACTCTCTTTCAAGAATAGATTTAATCTGTGGTCTTATTGCTATTGCTGCTTGAAGTTCTATTAATTTACCATCTGTTAAAGGTAATCTACTTGCTGATAAAACTACTTCTCTCTCTATCCTATCTAATGTTTCTACTAATGTTTGATAATATCTTGCTTCAGCAATTTCTATTTGCTTAATTCTATATTCGGTTGCGTCTTTTACAATATCTGACATTCATTAAATCTGCTCTTGCTCAACTTCTTGATCTTCTTGTTGCGGTTCGTCTTGTGTAAATTCACCTACTTCAGACTTTGTTTCTATTTCTTCAAATATTTGATTTAGTCTTTCATCATCATCTACTACTGCTCTTGCAATTTCTTTATCTACTTCTTTCTCAAATGTAGGTGATCCTATGTTCATTGCTTTTGCTTGTTGGAAGTAAATTAGATCAGAAGCATAATCTCTAATATTAAATGAATCTGGGTAATTTATTTCTCCATCAAATGTAGTATTTTGAAACATTGCATAACATCTAAATAGCTGCTCCTCTGCAATTTCTAAATTATCAGCTTTCTCTGAAAGTCTAGCATTTAATAATTCAAATTCTGTTTGTAATGCTATTCCTGATGACACTTGTTGTTTAGTTGTTCTTACAGCTCCTGTATGTGCAATTCTATTTATTGATTCTACTTTGTTATTTATTGATTCCATAATAGAAGTAAGATTTTGACCTGAAGGCTGTAATAGATATGGTTTTAAATTAGAGTCTATTTCCTCTGGCATTTCTATAACAGCTCCTGCTCCTGCACTAGCATTAACACTTGGAGTCTTAACTAATGATGGATGGTTTGTTAATCTAATTAATTGCTCTATTTCCGAATACTCATTGTAAATCGCTTTTTGTATATCTGCTATATCGGTCAGGTCAGATTGACCAATTCCTCTCTTGTGCGATTTAGAATTGTATAAAATAACTGCTGGTATTTTGCCAATCTGATTATCGGCAGTATCTATCACCTGTGGGTCTAGTCTATCTTTTTGGTATAAGGTATCTATTCTTTCAGGAGTCCACATTTTTAAATATGTACCTCCATGTTTATCTACTTCTTCTCTTATCTTCAGGTAATCTAAAACATACTTTCCGTTTGGTTCTCTTTTAAAATTCCAGTCTAATACATTTTCTGGTGTAACTATTGAAACGTATGGTCTTATATCTTGATCAAGTTCCTCAGCTCTTGTTCTTGTTTGAACTGCTGGTTTATCTAAAATCATAAAAACATGACCATAAATAGAGGCATAGTTTTGTGCTTGTTTTATTACATTGTTAAAACTATTACCTTCTAAATCTGCATCTGCTAAAAACGCATCCAGGCTAGGTTCATCTGCCATGCTGCCAAAATCTCTTGATGGCTTTACTCTAAATAAAAAGGATGAATAAATTTGGATTATGTTTTTACAATGGTTGTCACAAGGAGTATTGGAAAGTCTTTGATTAAACTCGTTATCTAATTCAAGATTATATCTGTTTAAATATTGACCTAAAGTGTAATCATAGCCACCATTATAACTTCTAATGTAATACTCCCAAAGGTTTACTGTTTCGTCATAATCTTTATGAGTATCTAGTGCCTCGTCTCTTGTGTATGCCATAATTTCCTTTTATATTCCATCTTGTTGGTAGAGAACTAGGCATTTGTGCTACTAAAGGTTTTATATAATCAATCATATAGCCTAAAGCATCATTCATGTGATCAAACCCATCCTCTTTATCAGGAATATTTGTATCTTCCTTGTATGTTTGTCTTTGTAATCCTTTTATAAGATATTTGCAAGAATTGCTAATGAAAATATATCTGTTGCCATTTGAGTCTTTCAGCTTTGAGTTCACAGCATTAATTCTATCTCTAACTGCTGGATGTCTATGTTTTACTTTAACCTGGAATCCTGCGTTTTGTAAAATAGATAAATCTGTTTTACCTCCAGCACTTGTCTTTCTTTGTCTTGATGCAGGATCAGGATATATAAATATTTTAATTTTAGTTCCATATCTATCTTTAATCTCTTGGCACATTTCATCAGTATTACTTGAATAAATTACTATCTCATCTAATAGATATACCTTATCTTTTTCTATCTGGGCCACGCAGGCTGACATAGGATCAACGTTAAAATCCATTCCAATATGTAAAGGCTTTGTCCAATCTATCTTTTTATTTACAACAGACTCAACTGGATGAAAATTATAATAAACAGCTCCAGCATAGTTTTCAAAAGTACCTTCAAATTCTTGTCTAAATGTTCTGATGTCCAGGTCTTGTTTAGCTTGCTCTATTTCTTTCTTTGTAACCATTCCACCATCTAAAGTAGTAAACTGAAAACTATCCCACTCAGGATCAGTTTTACCTTTTATAAACATTTCATAACTCCAGTTTCCATATCCTTTTGGCGATCCACACATTAATACAGCTCCAAGAGTGTCAGCTACAGAAGCTCTTAATACTTCAAACCAAGTTCTTTTATCTATATCGGAAAATTCGTCTAGTATAAGAAAGTTAAGTCCAGTTCCTCTTAAAGAGTCTGGCATATCAGCAGTTTTTAAACTAATTGTGCTGCCTGTCTTTCTTATTGTAATAGTTAAGGTTGTTTCGTTTATATCCTCTATCCAATGAAATTGACTTAATACTTCTTTAAGATTTGACCAACATATATCCTTGGCCATTTTAAGTGTTGGTGCTACATACCAAATTTTTTGATTTGGTCTTGCTGCATATTTCATCATCTCTGTTATAGCAAGATATGTTTTTCCAAATCTTCTGCCTGATATGAGGACTCTAAATCTTTTATTTGATGATGATATAAGATGTTGTGGTTTTGTTAGAGTTATCTTCATGGCAGCCAAATTTTATGTAGATATTAAATTTATTAACATCCTCTCTACCTAGTTCAATAATTTTATCATAGCTTTTTGTATAACCATCAAGCATACAACTGTAACCATCAGGATATGTTTGGTTTACCCTCATTGGTGGCATACAGGTTGTTTTGCCCTCTATGTAAGCACACATAATCATAGTTAATAAGTATTCCATTTATTTTTTCTTTCTGTAATATTTTCTGTGTACCTGTACTCTCCATGTCCAATGGAATATTGACCTTGATACTTTTTCTATCTTCGTTAATAACCAATCTATCATTTTTAAAACTCATAAATTATTTTAATTTTTCTATCCTTAATATTTTGTTATCTGCATCTAACTCAGCTTTTACTTTAGAACACATATAAACTGCATTGCTGTTTCTAGTTGCTATTCTTTTCTTTTCTAAACATTTACTAATAGATGGAGTCCAAGTCATCTCAACAAGTTTTTGATCTACTCCTACAAACATCAATAAAGCTATAATTGTTTCCATTAGTGACTACCATTTCTTAATTTTTCTATTTGTTTATTTATATTATCTACTTGCTCTTTTAAATGATCTATATTGACTTTGTTGTATCTACTAGCTTCAATCTCTTTTTCTATTGATTCTATTTGAGATGCTAAGTGTTCTATTAACATATACATCTCCAGGTTCTTAGGTTCTTGTTCAGCTTTCTTTAGTAGGTCTGCCTGGAATAAGGTATCAGCTGTCTCTAGTGAGCTAATCCTCCCAGTCAAATTTGCGTATCCAAAGACAGCTCCACTAACTACAAGAATAATCCCAATTAAATTAGCAAGTGGTAATTGCAGCTTTGATTCTGAGCTTACTTTTATTGTGTCATTATCTTTTTTCATCTCCAGCTCCTAAGCGACCAATATGCAGGTGAAAGCGATTTTTGGCCACGAACTTTTTTGAGTACACCACCCATTCTAGCCATAAAGCTACGTTTTCTAGCTGGTATATGCTTTTTAATACTCATTGTTTTAGAACCAAAATTTACTTTCTGTACTCTACCTGTCCTTCTGTTACGAACAAAGACTTTAAATTTCTTTACGTCTCCTCGCATAATTTTGTTGAGTTTTACTGATTTTCCTTTGTATTTAGCCATTTAAACTAAATATCATTTATTATCTACAAATGCACCCATAAAAATAACCAGAACCATCTTTCATCATGTGTAGATTGATTGGTGTGTCTAAATATTCTGTCAGTTCTAGTCTAAGAATTTCACATAAAGAAAAGCAGTCAACATCAGAAACAATATGGATATGACTTAACATTTCTTTTGTCACTTGAACAAGAGAGTAAGCTCCATCATTCATAATGATCAATTCCATTATCTTAAAGTCCTGGGTCTCCACTTATTGCAAACATAAGTGTCTTTTACACCTCTTGTTTTATACATAAAACAAAATCCATGCCTTCTTGAAAACAACCCACAAGAACCGCAGCTGCCCTGTCCTCTAGCTGCTAGTCTAAAATCTTGTGGCATCTTATGTGGTATAAACTCTCCATTAGGATAAAAGTTTGATCTTTTCATCTACCCTGGCCTCGGTATTTTTTGAAATTACGTCTGCGGTTTTTGTTCATTGAGCTTGTGTTAGGCCGCCTTCCAATAGACGTTCCTTTGTAAGTTTTCTCATAGACAACTACTTGTCCATAAACATTACCTTTTTTCTTTGCCATTTATCTCTGTAACATCTTCAGCTTTAGCTTCAATAATTAATGGCAATGGTTCTGTAGTAGATGTGGTATGTACTTTATCAACCATGTTAATCTCTCTTTTATCATC